CAAACGTAGTGCAGTGTACTATTGTTTACACAAATATGTTCTTCCTAAGCTCACACAATGGGCTGTAGAAGGAGATAGTTTTCAGACTCAAATAGGTTTTTATAAACAAGCATTTGATGAAGAATTCAGTGTAACAACAAGATCACTGTATTATGACTGGGATAATGACGGCGTTTTTGAAGACAACGAACAAGAGATTCAACCAAGACAAAGGTTAGTACGATAATGAGTATTCGTAACGACATTGCTCAAAACATAGTTGATATTTTAGGTGACGCAAATGATCCTAAACCAATTTATGTTACAAGAGAAAGTATAGACTTAGATAATCTAGCAAGACAACAGTTTCCTGCTGTAGTAGTCAGAACAACTGATGAAACAAGAAGTGAACTTACAATGTTAGGTGATGTAGGTAGTCGTTTCGCAGTAATGAATGTTGTATGTGAATGTTATGTAACAGGCACAAACATTGATTTACAGCGTAATGATATTGCAGAAAGAGTTGAAGAAGCTCTTGTTGCAGACTTAACTCGCGGTGGTGTTGCAAAGAATACAAAATTAATTGAATTAACAGTTGATCAAGCAATTGATAAAAGATTTGGATTAATATCCTTAACTTTTGAGGTTGAATATATCTACACAAGAGGAGCGGCATAATGCTTAAAGTAACTAAAGATGGTCGTGTAAGAACAATTAGCGAACAGGACTTAGGAAACCATACTAGTATGGGCTGGTCCTTGATTGAAGATACTCTTACTAAACCAAAAAACAAAACTAAAAAAACAAAATCAGTTGATGTTATAGAGGCTTTTGAAAAAGAACTTGATGAAGCAACTGATGAAGTAACACCTACAGAGGAGAACTAACATGAGTGTATACACAGGACAGTTTGGCGTGCTAAAAGTTGCAGATGCAACAGGTACATTACAATCTGTTGCAGAACTTAGAAGTTTTTCAATTGAAACAACAACTGAAACTATTGAAAATACTACTATGGGCGACAACAGTCGTAATTACTTTGCTGGTCTGAAATCTTTCAGCGGCACAGCAGACATTTTTTATGATAATGACCAATTAGAAGCGGGTGCATCAGACATCCCTGCATTCTTAGGCGGTACAGGTCAAGGTGGATCAGCACCAAGACAAGACCACGTTGCATTTGAGGCATACCCAAATGGTACAACAACTGGTGAGCCAAAAATCAACGGTGCTATAATTATTACAGGCTACAGCATTACATCTAGTTTAGATGGAATGGTTGAAGCAAGTATTAGTTTCACTGGTACAGGCGATCTTACTATGAACGGAAGTGCATCGTAATAAATGGCTTTTGGTATCAATATCAAATCTAGTAGCGGTGGTGGAAAAGCCACCGCTATGAACAATATAATTGCTAAAATTACAAAGAAGATTGAAGCAAATATAGATCAAATTGGTAAGGATATTCAAGCAGATCTCAAGGACAAAGAAACTCCATACAGAACAGGTCAAACTGCAAACGCATGGAAACACAAAGACAGAAAATATGGCTTTGAAATTGATAACAAAAAACCTTGGATTGGCACATTGAATGATGGTAGATGGAACAATGTTCCACGCTACACTGACGGAAGATCAGGTCCAAGTAAGAAACGTAATTGGGTACAAGCAACTGTCAAACGAAATACAAAATAACACAAGGAAAAAGCGATGAGTAAAATATTAGATAAAGCAACAAAACATTTTAATGATTTGGTGCAGAACAATTTAAAAAAGTACCACGTTGAAGAATGGGACACAACAATTCACTATCGTCCTACTTTAACATGGAGAGAACAAAGCAAAATTTTAGATCTAACAACAAATGGAAAAACAAGTGAAGCATTGATTGAAACACTTATTATTCGTTGTTTAGATGAAAACGGGAAGCCGTTATTCAATGGACCTGATAGAGTAACATTGTCCAACGAAGTTGATCCAGCAGTTATCTTAAGAGTTGTTGGTATAATCAATGGGACAAGTATTACCAATGAGGAAGTTGAAAAAAACTTAGAGTAGACCACGATCTACAATTCCTGATGTGGCTGTGTGAACAGTTGCATATAACATTGGAGCAAGGAATGAATCTCACTGAATTTGAGATTAGACTGTGGTCGCAGTACTTTAAGATAAAACAACAAAAGGAGAAACAGCACCGTGGCAAAGACAGAAGAATATAAGATATTAGTAACAGCGGACACAAGAAAAGCAACTAATAATCTTAAAGGTATAACCGCTGGAATGAAGGCCTTAGGCGTAGTAGCCGCCGCAGGTGTGTTTCTTAAATTAGGTAAAGAAATTATTGATGCATCCAAGCAGATGCAAACATATCGTAACCAGTTAAAACTGATTACAAAAGACCAAGAAGACCTAAACAGGTTAATGGGTCGTTTAACACAAGCAAGTATTGAAAACAGAGCTAGTTTTGGTGCTACAGTTGAACTATTTCAAAAACTAGCAATCACAACAAAAGACTTAAACAAAACTGAAGATCAACTACTTAACGTTACAGGTAAGTTATCACAAGCACTAGCAGTTGCAGGTGCTGATGCTGGTACTACTAATGGTGTTATTAGACAGTTTGGTCAAGCCATGGCATCAGGCACAGTACGTGGTGATGAATTTAACAGTATTGTTGAGGGACTTGGTCCTGCTCTTGCTATTATGGCAGAAGAGAGTGGATTGAATGTTGGTACATTAAGAAAACTTTCACAAAGTGGTAAACTAACTGCTGAAGTATTGTTTGATATGTTAGAAAACAGTACAGCGTTGAGCAGTGCATTTAACCAAATGAGTGTTACAACTGAACAGTTGGAAACACAATTAGGTGATAGTTATAAAGCCTTTTTAGACAACAGTACTATCACAGACATATATGATACTTCTCTTAAAGCTCTTATAAGAACTATGGATAGAATAAGCGGTAGAGAAGGTGCTATTGCTAATATGTCAGTTGCTGAGTTGTTAGCAACTGATCAAGTATCCGCGGCACTTGAAGAAATGGAAAAACGCTACAAGGCGGCAATTGGAGCCGTTAGAGGAATTAAACAAGCGTTAAGTGAAGAAGACAGAGCGTTATTACAACATATTGAAACTCTTAAAGAAAAGAAAAGAGTTCAAGAAGCAGAATCAGAAGCAACTAGAAAAGATAAAGAAGCCAAAGATGCAAACACGAAAGCAATACAAGACCTAATAGGTGAAACTTTAAAATTAGCAAATACTTATCAAACAATTGACTTAACTAAATTTATGACGCAAGAAGAAAAACTTGCTCATCAATTGGACGAAGTTAAAAAGAACATCAGGGCTAACGTAGAAGCTCAGGCAGAACTCGCGGTGAGTGACCTTAACACTTACGATGCTATGGTAACATTGACAGGTGCTTATAAAAACTTGCGTATTGAAGAAGCATTCTTAATAGAGCAACATAAAAAATTAGCAGAAGCCAGAGAAAAAGCAAATGACGAGGCTCAAAAAGCGGCAATTCTTGCCAAACAACAAAATGTTCTAACACATTTAAACATTAAGAATAGTGTTGAATTAAGTAAGCAACACAGTGAAGAACAACGGGCTTTAATAGACAAATTAAACACAATTAAAACAATTACTGAAGCAGAATATGATGGTGCCATTAATGGTATTGAAGCATTACACTTAAAAGAAGCGGCAGAAAGAAAATACAACGCAGATCTTAAACGTTACAGTGATGAACGTATTGAATTAGCAAGAAATGAAGAAGCTCAGAAGATGAAAGACTTCATAGATGCTCAAAGTAAGAAACGTGAACAAGTATTATTAAGTAGAACATATGAATTAGTTCAACAAGGTAAAACAGCAGACCAAGCCAAGAGTATTGCAGAGTTTGAAAACAAAACAAACCAAGAAAAGGCACAGTTTGCAATTGGACAAGCAAAAGACGCCTTCCAAGCACTAGGTCAATATAACAAACAAGCATTCCAGGCATATAAAGCATTTGCTATTGCACAAGCAATACAAAATACTTACTTAGGTGCCACGAAAGCAATGGCGAGT